ATTTTCTTTTTAATATAATCATCAGTCCAAGTTTCATTAAACTCAAAATAATTTCTACCTGCTTGTAATACTTTTTTAGCCCAATCATCAGCATACTTCTTTTTAGCAAACACCATATAGTTATATAAAAATCTATCTCTACCATCATCCATTTTTTCTTTAGACAATATTTCTAAACATGGTGGGCCATCTTTAAATTCTTCTGCACCACCTGTAAGTTCTATCTTAATTATATTATCAGATATTTCTTTTAGTTTATTTGATGTCATTAAATTCATTCCAACAACTTTTAAAAATAAATCTAATGTCATTTCTTGACCTGATGGATCTAATGCAACTCTTTCATTTTTATTAAAATATGGAAGATTAATAAAGTTACCATTTACTTTTTGATCATCTGTATTAGTTCCTAGTCTAGTTTGCTTTGGAAATATCTCTGTTGTAATTGGTAGTTTAAATAAAAATAATACTTGTTCTAAAAAATCTTTTATTACTTTTGCTTTCACGGATTCTTTAGTAAATACATATAAATGAAGTCCACCACTTTTAGATTTAATAGGTATTAGTGGTAATTGTTTTTGTTGAATTGTATCTAAATAAAATTTTATATCTAAATTTTTATATACTTTAGGATCAATATCTATTGCACCAAATCTAGCTAAACTATTATCATCACAAGGTTGTATACCTATAGATTTAGTTCCATTTAAATGTTGATTATAATCTTCTTCAGTAATTAGTTTACCAGACCAACCATAGTCACCAGGATTAAATTTTAATTTACCTGTATCTGGATCTTTGTAACCATTGTTAATATTACAGAAACCAAAATTTCTTTTTAATCCTGTAAAATATTTTATAAAGTCTTTCATAATTTCCTATGTTACTCTCGCGCCATCGCCTCTCCTCTAGAGTATTCACTTAGTGAATTAGATAATCTCTTCAGTTGGTTTAGCACTCTTTTCTTCATACTGAGGTTTTGCTGCACCTTTAGACACAGACTTTTGAAGTTCTTGTGCCATTAAATATAGCTGTGCATCAGCATCAACAGAAACATCTAATGCTCTGCTCATTGAAGGTTTATATACATGCCAACTCTTACTACCTGCAACTTTACCAACAGTTTTTAAATTATAAACTGCTGCATATGCTGCCGGATTGTA